GCAGAATTTGAACGCTATGTTCAGAAAACAAGAAACTACATTAAATCAAACGGCAACTTAGTTGTTGAAATCGAATGAAAATCACAATACAAGACACAATAGTAGATGACATTTTTAGTTATGTAGAGAAAAGGCAATTTCCCTATTACAACTACACATTCAAAGAAAAGATTAAAGAGTTTGAAACATTAAGCAAATTTGATTTCAAACGAACAATCAAAGGCAATATCCTTACGCAAACAATGCACGCATTAGGATTGGCTTGGAGTTATCACCCACACGCATGGGAAGTTCAGACCCGCGAAATGATTACCCCAATGCAAGTTTGGCAAGATAAAGCCGTTTTGCGTAAAGCCTTAACTAAACGCCTAAACCGCGGCGGGTTAGAAATGTTATTGCCAAACAATGAAATGACCGATAGCCAAATTCGCAAGGCGTTGCGTAGTTACTCAGGCGTTCAGGCGGTAAGCAACTTTAGACCATCAACCGCGGCGGCAATCTATCAAAAATACTGTAAACCCCGTGGCGTTGTTTGGGATATGTCATGCGGCTTTGGCGGTAGATTGTTGGGGGCTTACGCAAGTGGCAATGTATCCAAGTACATAGGAACAGACCCAAGCGAAAAGACAATGCAAGGCTTATTGCAAATGGTCAATGATTTTAGACATTTGCCAATGGATGCAGAATTAAACATGATGGGTAGCGAAATGTTCGTTCCCGCTGAACCCGTAGATTTATGTTTTACATCGCCCCCGTACTTTGATACCGAAAAATACGCGGATGAATTAACCCAAAGTTTTAAAGCCTATGATACGGTTGATAGATGGAATGAAGATTTCTTACGCCAAACTATTAAGAATTGCTACCAAGCATTAAAATCAGATGGTTATTTGATATTAAATGTGGCTAATGTTAAATCGCACCCTAATTTAGAACGCGATACATTGGAAATAGCAGGGCAAGAAAAGTTCGAGTTACAAGAAATACTAAAAATGCAACTTTCCCACATTAGTAAAGGCGGTTTTAAATATGAACCAGTATTTGTATTTAAGAAAGTAGAGAAAATGCCAATTCAACGATGGTTAAACGGATAATGAGATTTCCTAAACATCAATATATCCGTAGCCAAACTATATTACGCAACGCCCGTGAAATCCCATGCCAACATTGCGGCGCGGATGACGGAACGGTAATAGCCGCACATACCAATTGGCAAGGCGGGAAAGGTCGGGGTATAAAAGCCGATGACAACCTAATTGCAAGCCTTTGCCATGCTTGTCACATGGAAATTGACCAAGGCAAGGATTTAGACAAGTTTGAACGCCAAAAGATTTGGCTTGCCGCACATTTGCAAACGGTGCGAAAATTACAGTCATTGGGCTTATGGCCCGCCGATGTACCACTACCCGAAGGACTATGATGGTTAAATTCCGCGCAGAAGCCGCCCAAAGCGACCCCGTAATGCAGTTTGTTATGTGCCTATTGCATAGCGTAACCAACGCCCACATCCTACATTTCCAAAGCCTGAGTTACTCTCAGCACATGGCATTGGGCGCGTATTACGATGAAGTAAGCGACCTAGTAGATGGATTTGTAGAAGCGTTCCAAGGTAAGTACGGGCTATTGACTAAGTACCAATCGGATTACCAATTGCCCGACAATAACCCCGTAACCTACCTAACCTACCTTAAAGAAGAAGTAGCGACCCTGCGCCGCGCATCAGGATTCCCACAGGATAGCGAACTACAGAACGAAGTAGATACCATTGCTAACCTGATTAACAGTACGCTATACAAACTACGATTCCTAGCCTAATGCCATCAGTACCCACTAACGGTAAGTGTTCATCATTAGGGTGTAAGAACCCTAGAAGTAAGTTGAACACCTACTGTTTAGAACATGGCGGCATCGACAACATGGCTAGGCGCGAAACAGATAGCGCATACCAAACGCCATTATGGAAAAGCATTAGGGCAGTACAGATAAGCAAACAACCCCTATGCCAAGGTTGCCTATCACGCAACATAGTGGCATCAGCAAAGCATATAGACCATCTGTTTGCTTGGAAGCACATAGGTAGCCATGCGTTCAGCCGCAACATCTTTCAATCCCTTTGCCACAATTGCCATAGCCAAAAATCAGGGCTAGAAAAGCAGGGAATCTACAGGCACTACGCCCAAGATGGTGCAAAAGACTACACAAAGAACGACTACGCATATATGTTGCATCAATACAACACGCGTGTAGAATAGTAATGCTTTTGCGTTCATAAACTAAAAAACTTTGGGTTTGCCTGAGAGCAAGCGCGGTGCTATTTCCCCGCAAATTGAGTTGGCTAGGGGGGGAGGCTATAATTTTTTAAAGGACAAGACCATGCAAATTACAAAATACAAAATTGAAAATTTAATTCCTTACGCAAAAAACGCAAGAACGCATAGCGATGACCAAGTTGCACAAATTGCGGCAAGCATAAAAGAATTTGGTTGGACTAATCCAATTTTGGTCGATGGTCAAAAAGGAATTATTGCGGGGCATGGTCGTTTAGCCGCGGCGCGTAAGTTGGGCATGACCGAAGTTCCAGTAATTGAATTGGCTCATTTAACCGATACACAAAAAAAGGCTTTGATTCTTGCTGACAACAAACTGGCTTTAAATGCGGGTTGGGATAATGAAATGCTATTACTTGAATTGCAAGAATTGGAACTGGAAGGTTTTGATTTGGAATTAACGGGTTTTAGCCTAGATGAAATTAACGCGCTAAATCCAAAAGTGGTAGATGGCTTAACGGATGAAGATGCCGTACCTGATGTTCCTGAAGAACCAAAAACCAAGTTGGGAGATATTTATAAACTTGGCAAACATCGTTTAATGTGTGGAGATAGCACTAGTTTGAATGATGTTGAAAAACTTATGGATGGTAATAAAGTGGATATGGTTTTTACCGACCCTCCATACAATGTAAGTTTTAATGGTCGTTCAGGTAAACATGATGTTATTAAAAACGACAATTTATCTAAAAGTGATTTTGAAAATTTCATTATGGAAGTGTGTAATACCATTCAAGTTATAGACCCAAAGGTTTATTACATTTGGTGCAATTGGAATTTTTACGGAATATTGCAAGGCAAGTTAGATTACAAAACTTGTATTGTTTGGGCCAAAAATGTATTTGGCATGGGTAACGGTTATAGACACCAACATGAATTTTGTTTGTTTAACGGCAAAATAGATGAAGAAATTAAAAATGAAAGTGATTTGTGGAGTATTAAAAAAGATACAAATTATGTTCACCCAACACAAAAACCCGTGGCGTTATCTGTAAGGGCATTTGGCAATCATATAAAACTGCTAAATGTTTTAGATTTGTTTGGTGGAAGCGGTAGCACTTTAATAGGCGCAGAACAAACTGGAAGAAATGCTTTTTTAATGGAGTTAGACCCAAAATATTGCGATGTTATTGTTAAACGATGGGAAGAATTTACAGGCAAAAAAGCAGAGTTAATAAATGGCTAATAACAAACGCCCCCCTGAAATACATTTAATTCAAGGTTCTAAAGGTATGAACGCGGGCGTACTTTTGCCTGATTCTGTTAAGGCAAGAATTCCATTTGCGGAGTGGGCAAACCAACCCGAGCAATATACAAGGGAACGGTTTGTAAACGAAACTGCGGATTACCTATATGAGGTGTATGGCATAGGTTCTGAACAGGATAGACACGCTTTAATGATGTTAGCCGACCAATTAGAAACCTACATCAACGCCCGCGCCCAACAAAGCAAACATCCATTGGTTGTAAAAATTAACGATGGCAAAACATTTGCCCCAAACCCTTACATAAGCGTTGCAAACGAAGCAATGAAAAATGTAATTAAGTTAATGAACGAACTTGGGTTAACACCTAAAAGCAGATTGGATAGACAAAAACCCGAAGAAAATAGTCCAGTAGCAAAATTTTTGCGAGGCCCTAAAGGATGAAATGGCAAGAAGGCGTAGCCTATGCTCATGCAGTTTGCAAAGGGCAAATCAATGTTTGTCAAAATGTTCAATTGACTTGCCAAAGGTTTATTAACCAAATTGAAAATAAAGAATGGCAATGGGTTTTTGACCCTGATTACGCGCAACACATTTTAGATTTTTCTAATGCCTTAGTGCATACCAAAGGCCCTGATGCGGGCAAACCAATAAAGTTAGAACCGTTTCAAATTTTATTTATTTGCGCTATATATGGGTTTAGGTTAAAAAAAGATTTATCTAAACGCATGGTGACGGATGTAATTTTATTTATTCCGCGCAAAGCGGGCAAATCAACTTTAACCGCAATTATTGCTTTGTATGAATTGTTATGCGGCGAAAAAGGTGCGGAGGTGTTTACCTTGGCTACCAACCGTGAACAAGCAACAATTGTTTTTGATGCGGCAAAAGGCTTTATTGAAAATATGCCATCGCAACTATCTAGCCTTTTTAATGTAAGTAAATACGAAGTTAAAAAGATTGGCGATACCCAATCTATGTTTAAAGCATTAAGCAGGGATACAAAGAAAACGGGTGACGGTAAAAATCCATCGTGCGTAATTATTGACGAAGCCGCACAAATTACAGATAGAAATGCAATTGAAGTTTTACATTCGGGTATGGTAGCAAGGGCTAACCCGTTGCGGATATACATTACAACCGCAAGTTTTACAAAAGAAACAAAGTTTTATGAAGATATGAATCTTTATAAATCTATGCTTACAGGCGAAGCAAACGATAACCCTAAATGGTTTGGTTTACTTTATGGTCTAGACCAACAAGATGATTGGCAAGATTCAAACAATTGGAAAAAAGCCAACCCTATGCACGGCATTAGTGTGTTTGATGATGCAATTGCACAAAGGGCAGAAGAGGCTAAAAATAAGCCCGCTACATTAAATGAATTTTTATGCAAAACGCTAAACATCTATGTAAGCGCAAATAGCGCGTGGGTTGATAGAAGGTATTGGGATGAATCAATAACAACAATTCCTGATGAAAAACCCGAATCAACTTTTATTGCGTTTGACTTGGCATATAGCCGCGACTTAAACGCGGTATGTACTTTGCACCGATATTCGGAAGAAAAGTTCTTTGCAGAATTTCAATTTTTCTTACCCGAAGAAAGTTTAGACCTAATTCCAAATCACTATAAATCAATCTTTTTGCAAGCCCATGCAAGCGGCATATTGCGGCTTACGCAAGGCAATGTAACCGACCTTAACGAAGTGGAAACCTACATTAAGCAACAATGTATTAAGCACAATGTTAAAGAAATCGGCTATGACCCGTACAACGCCGCGTCATTGGTTGCTAATTTGTATTCCGAGGGTTTACCCGTAAAGAAGGTTGGGCAGGGAATGGCGGTTCTATCTAACCCGTCTAAAACCGCAGAACAATTGATTTTGAAAAAAGGCATCATGCACGATGGCAACCCTTTTGTTGGTTGGCAACTGGCAAACGCGGAGGTTTACACGGATGTAAACGGAAATGTGAAAGTTCGCAAGAATGAAGCCGATACATCCGCAAAAGTTGACGGAATTATTGCAATGATTATGGCTTTGCATTGCCATCTAGACAATGTTTTTATTTCTGATACATTTGGATTTAGAAGTTTTGAATGGTAAACCATCAAGAAATTGGGTAAAAACATGGCTATTTTCGACATTTTCAAGCGCAATAAAGACCAAAAAAACGAATCCAATACGCTATTTGGGCAATCTGCGCTAGGTAATAACATCGTTTATCAGGGCAATAATAAGAACCCTAATGTCAATACTCAGATTCTTTATGTAACCACAGGCGCGACCAATAACGCGGGTCGCCCCGTGGATATGTCGCTACTTACGCGCAATAGCACAATCATGGCTTGCGTTGCGGCTAAAGCCCGCGCCCTATCGCAATTGCCTATTCGCGTGGTTAGCCAATCTGAAGATGGTACTTATGTCGATGCCATTAAATCGCCGCTAGTTGGCGCACGGGATAAGGCTAAAGCCAAGCAAGTAGCAAACCTTTTGGCGCAACCTAATCAATTTCAAAGCACCTACGAATTTTGGTATCA